TTTTGTGTGATAGTACCGTAGCCCTTCCGTCATGCTTGTAGTATCTTAGGTACTTTTTTGTTTTTCACGCAGAAGACGGCATACGATATTCCGAAACGTGACTGGAGTTCAGACGTGTGCTCTTCCGATCTTGAAAAGGCTTACCAATTGGCTAAAGCTTCCGCTGAAATCAAGCGTGACATGGAATTGACATTGATGAGCAACCAAGTAGCTACTAATGGTAACTCTACTACTGCTCGTGCTTTGGGTGGTATGCAAGCATGGCTGTCAACCAACTATTCTGGTGGCACTTCTGGTGTTGCTGGTTCAGGTGGTACAACTGCTCGTACAAACGGCACAAACCGCACTTTCACAGAAGCAATGTTGCAATCTGTTGTTAAGAGTGTTTATACCGCTGGTGGCAACCCAAAAATTTTGATGGTTACACCTACACACAAGCAAGTTGTTTCTAGCTTTGCTGGTATCGCTGCACAGCGTTACATGGCACCTACAAACGCTCCTACAACCATTATCGGCGCGGCTGATGTTTATTTGAGTGATTTCGGGACTTTATCGGTCATCCCCTCAAGATTCCTGAATAGCACTAACTCTGCTGATGATTGTGCATTTGTGCTTGACCCAGACATGGCTGCTGTTGCTTACTTGCGTCCTTTCCAGACCAACGAATTGGCTGTGACTGGCGACAATGAAAGCACACAGTTGTTGGCTGAGTTCACATTGGAAGTTAAGAACGAAGCTGCACACGGCATCGTTGCTGACTTGTCATAATCACTAAGTGACCTAAAAATGCCTCAGACTAACCATCTGGGGCATTTCTTTTTATAGTCAAACTGTTAGAATTAGCACTATGAAAAACAATGTTAAATTTAGGGATTCTGTAGTTCACGCTGATGGTGATGGTGGAATCATCATTGAAACTCGTCAAGATGTTTCTGAAATTATTGAGCAGAACAAAAAGGAATATAACTCCTTTGATGAGCGTTCAAAATGGTCTGATGAATTGTTTGGAAATAAAGTTGCATCAATTCCATTTACTGTGATTGACGAGCTAAATAAGCAAGGCATCATGCGTGGCTTTTCTGTTCTTGATGAAAAGCGTTTTCGTGCATGGTTGAATGAACGAGATAACCGAGTTTTTAGAACTCGAACAGGAGTGGTATGAGCCTCTCAACCTATTCAGACTTGCAGACTTCAGTAGCCAATTATTTGGCTAGGTCTGACTTGACTTCACAAATTCCAGACTTTATTACATTTGCTGAGAATCGCCTCCGTAGAGAGTTGCGTATTCGCCAGATGTTGAAGTCAGTAACAACTGCAACAGTAGCCAATGATTCTACTGTTGAGCTTCCTAGCGACTTTTTGCAAGTGCGTGACTTTGTAGTGGTGACTAATCCTTTAACACCACTAAGTTATTCAAGCCCATCGTCATTATCTAATGACCCAAGAGCATCTGAAGTTGGTGTTCCAAAGTCATACACTATTCTTGCAAACGACTTTCAAATGTCGCCAGTACCAGATGCTGTGTACACAGTAAAACTACTGTACTTTGCTGCACCTGCATATTTATCGTCTAGCAATACAACCAATGTATTCCTGACAACTGCACCAGATGCTTTGCTCTACGCTTCTTTGATTGAAGCAGAGCCATATTTGATGAATGATGCTCGTATCAATACATGGGGAACTATGTATGACAGAGCGATTGCATCTCTTGCCAAATCTGACGAAGAAGGTCAGTATTCTGGTGTTCCTTTAGCAATGAAACTAACTCCAAGGTGAAACTATGGCAGAAATGAGTAACTATCTTGAGAACGCCCTGATTAACGGCACTCTCCGAGCAACCACTTACACAGCACCAACAACTGTGTATTTGGCACTTTATACGTCTGACCCTACAGATGCTGATACAGGTACTGAAGTATTTGGCACTAGCTATGCTCGTCAGGCAATTACTTTTGGTGCGCCTAGCAATGGTGCTTCTACCAATTCAGCAGCTATTGAGTTTCCTCAAGCTGGTGGCTCTTGGGGAACTGTTGCCTATGTCGGTATTCGTGATGCTTTGACAGGTGGAAACTTGTTGTATCACACACCACTAGACGCTTCTAAAACAATTGCTACAGGCGATGTGTTCCGCATTGCTGCTGGTTCATTGAGCGTTACTTTGGCGTGAGATGGCTGATTTACTGCCTCCATGGACTATTGACTCGCTTGACCAATTAAAGTCAAGCATTGATGACTTAACACTCACACTCGATAGTCCACTTTATACAACATCTGTAACCCTATGGGATGCTTATGGGTCTGTGACTGCTTCTGCAAGCGTTACAGCCGATGCAACTAGGGTTCAGTATGGTTCTGGGGCAGTAAATGGAGCAGCGACAGTATCGGCAGATGGAACTCGTGTCCAATATGCTAGTGCAAGCATAGATTGCTCTGCAAGTGCAACTTGTGCTGGTATTCGTGTACAAAACGCATCAGTAGGAATTGACGCAGTAGCGATTGTTACTGCTGACGCTATTAGAGTTCAATATGGCGTAGCAAGTATTACGGCAAGTTCTGACGTAGTAGCTACTGGAACTAGAGTTCAGTTTGGTAGTGGTGCTATAACTGCTAATGCAGATATTACGGCTCTTGGTGGAATCGTAGCAAATGCTGTGGCTTCTATAACTGCCAACGCTACTGCTGTTGCTGATGCAATTAGAGTTCAGTTTGGCAATTGTTCAGTTGATGCAAATGCAATAGTAACTGCTAATGGTGGACTAGTAGCTGAAGGCATAGCAAGTATTGTTGCTAGTGCTAATGTAACGGCACAGGCTAATGCTACTTATGGTGGCCTTGTTGCGATTACTGCGACTGCTATTATTGTTGCTGATGGTCATGTGCTTGGAGATAATTGGTCTCCTATTGTTGAGAATGACAACACATGGACACCAGTAAGCAGAGACTCTAATACTTGGACTGTAGTTTCAAGAGATTCAAATACATGGACACCAGTTGCTGCTAATGACAACGATTGGACAATTCAGGCGCAAGGAAGTAACACATGGCTACGACAAAACTAACATTTGGTGAGTGGATGCCTGACCAACCTAGCGTTTCAGGTGCTTTAACTGACGCTAAGAATGTTGTATCTCAGGCTATTGGATATGGGCCATTCCCATCGCCTGTGACATTTTCTACATCTTCTGCATCTGAGGACTTAACTACTCTGTATGCTGCCAAACAACCTAATGGAGATACAGCATTATTTGCTGCTGGCTCAACCAAGATTTACACAGTAAGTGGTGTTGGTGCTATTACGCAAGTTAAGTCAGGAATGACAACTGGAACTAACGACAAGGTTCGTTTTACGCAGTTTGGTTCTACCATTATTTCAACTAATAATTCACAGAAACTACAGTCTTGGACTTTAGGAACATCTACATCATTTGCTGATTTGTCTGCAACTGCGCCTGTAGCCAAGTACATTACTGTTGTCCGTGACTTTGTGGTTGTAGCTAACACATACGAATCTGCTGAACAAAAGCAATATCGTGTTCGTTGGTCGGCTATCAATGATGAAACAGATTGGACAGAAAATGTAAACACTCAATCTGATTATCAGGACATTCCTGATGGTGGACAGATTGTTGGCATCCGTGGTGGTGAGTTTGGACTTGTGTTCTTAGAACGTGCCATTCATCGCATGAGTTATGTTGGAACACCATTCATTTTTCAGTTTGACAATATTTCTCGTGGTAAGGGATGTATGGTAGCTGGCTCAATTGCTCAGTACCAAGGTATTACATTCTTCCTATCAGACGATGGTTTCTATATGTGTGATGGTCAAAATATCACGCCTATTGGTTCTGAAAAGATTGACAGATACTTTATCGACAATGCTTCTGACTCTGATTACGGAACAATGTCTGCTGCTGTTGACCCAATCCGTAAACTTGTGATTTGGAACTACAAGACTATTTACGGCAATCGTAATGTCTTGATTTACAACTTTAAGACACAGAAGTGGACTTATGGCGATGCTGGTACTGACTTCCTGTCAGAAGCCTCTACATCATCTGTAACTCTTGAGCAATTGGATAGCATTTCATCCTCTATTGATGCTTTGACTACATCGCTAGATTCACGTTTGTATGTTGGTGGTAAATATTTCTTGGGTGGAACTCTAGGTGCTAGAGTTATGACTTATACAGGTGCTAACCAGACAGGTGTAATTGCAACTGGCGACTTAGACATTGGTGCTAACTCTGTTGTGACTTTGGCTAGACCTATTGTTGACAATGGTTCTGCAACTGTTGCTATTGCATCTCGCACTTTGCTAGACCAAAGTGTTGTTTTTAATACAGCCGTAGCAGCAAGCTCAGAAAATCGTGTTCCATTGAGAAGTGCAGGACGTTATCACCGACTGAAAATCACTCCGACAGGTTCTAGTTGGAAAAACGCCATTTCTGTGGATGTTGACGTAACGCCTCAAGGAGTTCGTTAATGTTTAGAAGTCTTCCTGCATTTGGTGGTGACCAGAGGGCTGTAGCCGAGGTTGTCCGTGGCATCATGGATGGAAAGACTAATAACACAGGCTCAGTAACGCTTGCTACTGGTGGCGCAACAACTACAACCATTACAGACCGCAGAATAGGCCCAGACAGCGTTATTTTATTTGCGCCTAGTACGTTTGAGGCATCAAGGTCTATTGTTCCTCGTGGTGCTTTCCAGAATGATGCTGACCAAACATTCTCAGCAGCTAACACACCTACAGTAGTTGCTTTTAATACAACTGATTCAGCCTATGGATTTAGTCTTGCTTCTAATAAAGTAACAATTACTAACGCAGGTACATATAACATTCAATTTAGCTTACAGTTTGCTAATATGGACTCACAAATCCATGAGGTTACTGTATGGATAAGAAAAAATGGAGCAGATGTAACTGGAACTGGTAGTAAGTATGCTGTTGTCAGTAGTCATGGTGGTACTGATGGTTATTTGATTGCTGTGGCTAACTTCTTTATTGATGTATCTGCTGGTGACTATGTTGAACTTATTGCCGCTACAACATCTACTCAGGTTTATCTTGAGAGATATACAGCATCAACAAGCCCATTTACAAGACCATCAATTCCATCTAGTGTGATTACATTTACATTGGTTTCACCACTTCCAGAAATGTATGTAAGCTCACAGGGGCAAGGAACAGCAACAATCACGCATCTAGCCAATACAACTGCTGGAAAAACGTATAAATATGCTGTTATAGGTTGATTTTTAACAAAATTTGATTAAAATGGATTCCGTGGATGACCCATCATGGAATCCGAACTTTTAGGAGATTAGTTCCATGATAGCAAACCCAAGTCAATTTGATTTTTCAAAATTTACTCCACAGCAGATGGAGTTAATGTCAGGCATACCTATGCCAAATGCTCCTGCAACTGCAAATCCTGCACCTCCTCAAATGACGCAAGCACCTGCGCCAACATCATCAGCAATTGACCCTGCTATTCAGCCATACTTGAGTTATGGATTGAGTGAAGCACAGCGTTTGTATCAAGCTGGTGGCCCACAGTATTATGGTGGCCCTACATTTGTCAGCCCATCTACTACTACTCAAACAGGTTTACAGGCTTTAGAGGCTCGTGCTTCTTTGGGTAATCCTTTGTTGCAATCTGCTCAGAATCAACTGCAAAGTACAGTATCTGGTGAGTTTTTGGGTGGCAATCCATTCTTCCAAGGTGCATTTGCTCCTGCTGCTAAAGCTGCTGAGAGTCAGTTTAAACAATCTTTGGGTGACATTGCTTCTAAGTCTAGTTTGGCAGGTCGTTATGGTTCTGGTGCGATGGGTACATTGCAAGACCGAGCAACTGGTGCATTTAGTCAGTCATTGGCTAACACAGCAGGTCAATTGGCTTATCAGAACTATGATGCTGAACGTGCAAGACAGCAAGCAGCTACTATGGCTGCGCCTCAAATGGCAAGTGCTGATTATCAAGATATTCAAAACTTGATTAACGCAGGTCAGATGCGTGAAGGCTACACAGGTCAGCAACAGCAAGCTGACATTCAGCGTTTTAACTTCTTGCAAAACCAACCTCAAGTTAACTTGCAGAATTACTTGTCTTCCATTTATGGAAATCCTATCAATAGAGCGCAACAACAAACTGGAAGTACAGGCCCATCTACACTACAAAACTTGCTAGGTACTGCTGCTACGCTTGGTGGTATTGAAAAGAATACTGGCTGGTTGAGCAAGGGTTGGAACGCATTGACAGGCCCATAAGGAATAATCATGGCAGGACTATTAGACATTTTTGGAACAGGTGGGGCAGACACAATGGGTCTGCTTGGAATGTCTCCAGAAGATATTCAAAAGACTAAAGATGATGCTCAAGCACAGGCTTTGTATGCGCTTGCAGGACGTTTATTCCAAGGTGGTAAAGTAGCTCCATCTATTGTGCAAGGTCTTCAACAAGGTCAGCAAGCATATAAAGGTGCTATGCAAGCTAATTTGCAAGAGCAATTACAAAATGCTCAGTTGCAAGACATGATTCGTAAGCGTCAGCAAGAGCAACAAGCACAAGCAGAGCAACAGCGTATTCAAAGCATTGTTCAGTCAGCATATCGTCCTGAGACTTTTGCTGAGACTCCATTGACCAATATGTTGGGTCAGGAAATTGCTGGCCCTAATCAGCCACAAAGTGCTGGAAAAGGTTTGACTCCTCAAGTTATCAATCAATTGATGACTTCTGAACAGGGTCAAGCTAAGTTGTCTCAGTTGTCTAAGCTAGTTCCAGAGATGCGTAAAGCTAATCTAACTGGTCAACAGCAACAAGAGAATCCATTTACGATGTTTGCTACTGACCCAACAATTTCAGAGAATATTCGTAAGATTGCACAGCAATACGAAAAGAGTTTCCCTAATCTTGACCCTGAAGTTGTTGATAAGCGTGTTGCTCAATTGGGTGAAATGGCTCAACGAGATTTCCAATTTAAGCAAACTGCTGCTGCTACACAATCTCAACGTGAAGCAAGCAATATTCTTGCACAAGGAAATCAAGCTATTCAAGCAATGATGGCTAACTTCAAGATTGAAGAAAAGCAAGCTAAAGAGTTAGAAAAAGTAACTACTAAAGCAGAAGCTAAACAGCAATTGTCAGATACTGTTTCTCAGTTGAAACAGAACTATGATGAATTGTTAAAAGGTGGTGGCATTACAAGCACAACTGCTAGTGGTCGTGAAAACATTGGTGCTAAATTGTCAACTTCTGGTGTTGGTCAATTGATTGGCGGTGCAGTTGGTACGAAAAACCAAGAGCAACGTCAGACAATCGAGCAGACTCGTCCATTGCTACTTAATTTGATTAAGACAGCAACAGGCATGAGCGCACAGCAAATGAACTCAAATGCTGAGATGAATATGTATCTGAAAGCAGCTACAGACCCAACATTGACATACGAAGCAAACATGACTGCTTTGAAAAACTTGGACAAAATGTTTGGTCTTGGTGTTTTGAAGGATACAACTCCTCCAGTTAAGACTCCAAAAACTACATCTAGTGGGTGGTAAAAATGGCTGACATTACAGTTACATTTGATGATGGAAGCTCACACGTTTACCGAAATGCACCTGAAACTCTTACGCAAGATGACGTAATTGCTCGTGCATCTAAAGACTTTGCTGGTAAACAAGTTTCATCATTGAATCGTGTTGCTGGTGGTCAAAAGCTATCTGCTGAAGAAGTTTTAACTGGTGCTGTGACCAATCTTCCAAGTTCTATTGGTGGAATGGCTAAAGACATTTACCAAGCAGTTACAAGCCCTGTCCAAACAGCTAAGTCTGTTTTAGACCTTGGTGCTGGCATCTTGCAAAATGTTCTTCCTGAAAAACTTGTGCAAGCAGTAGGCGAAGATAAAGCAAGCCGTGAATTGGCTAACAAAGTTGGTCAGCACTATGTAGAGCGTTATGGTAGCGTAGAAGGTGCTAAACGTGCTTTGGCTACTGACCCTGCTGGTGTTATGGCTGACTTATCTACAGTCTTAACTGGTGGTGCTACATTGCCTACAAGGGCTGCTCCTGCATTGGCTACGGCTGCTCGTACTGTTGACCCTTTGATGTTGGCTGCTCGTGCTACAGGCAAGGTTGCAGATGTGACTGGTGGCGCATTAAAGCCTTTATTGGGTATGCAAACTGGTACAGGCTCAGAGGCCATTGGTCAGGCTTATCAGGCTGGTAGAGCAGGTGGTGAGGCTTCTGATATTTTCAAAGCTAACTTGCGTGGTGAAGTTCCACAAACTGAGGTTTTGGATGCTGCCAAGCAAAACTTAGCTGAGATGGCTGCACAGCGTCAAAATGCTTATCGTACAGACATGGCTAATATCAGCAAAGATAAAACAGTTTTGTCTTTCGATGGCATTGATAAAGCTCTTGATAATGCGATGAACAAAGTTACCTATAAGGGTAAAGTTGTTAATGAAAAAGCATTTGATAAGTTGGCTGCTGCAAAAGCAGAGATTGAGGCTTGGAAAGAGTTAGACCCAACCCAATACCATACGCCAGAAGGTCTTGATAAGCTAAAGCAAAAAGTTGGTGGAATTCTTGAGGATATTCCTTTTGAGCAAAAAACTGCTTTAACTGCTGTTAATGAAGTTTATAACGGCATCAAGAATGAGATTAAGTCTCAAGCACCAACATACGCTAAGACAATGCAAGCGTATTCTGAAGCGACTGATTTGATTCGTGAAATTGAGAAGTCATTGTCTTTAGGTAACAAGGCTACTGTAGATACGCAAATGCGTAAATTGCAGTCCATCATGCGTAATAACGTCAATACCAATTGGGGTCAGCGCATGAGCTTGGCTCAACAATTGGAGGCTGCTGGTGGCAAGCAAATGATGCCAGCATTAGCAGGTCAGGCATTAAGCAATTATGCACCTCGTGGCTTGCAAGGTGCTTCATCTGTTCCAACTGCTTTGTTAGCAGGTAGTGTTTTTGGTAGCCCTGTAGTTCCATTATCTTTGGCTACTTCATCTCCTCGTTTGATGGGTGAAGCTGCTTATGGTGCAGGTCGTGTCGCTAAAGGTCTGCTTGATGTACAGAACAAGTTACCAGCATTAGACTATCCAACAATGTTCAATCTGCTTTATCAAGCAAATCAACCCAAGGACTAAAACATGAAGACAAAAATCAGCGAATGGAGTACCACTCCTGCAAGCAACACAGACATTGATGGCATAAATATTGCAGAAGGCTGTGCGCCATCTGGCATTAACGATGCTATCCGTGACTTGATGGCTCAAGTTCGTAGCTGGCAATCAGGTGCTTCTGGTGACCCATTTAACGGCCCTATGAACGGCACTATCGGTGCTACTACGGCTTATTCAGGTGCGTTTACTACAGTCTCTGCTACAGGTGTTATTACATCTACATTGGCTACAGGAACAGCACCTTTAACAATTGCTTCTACGACTAAAGTTACTAACCTTAATGCTGACTTGCTAGATGGTGCTGATTGGGCATCTCCTGCTGCATTGGGTTCTACAACTCCTGCGGCTGTATCAGCTACTACGCTATCAGCTTCTGGTGCTGTCACCCTCTCTGGAGGCACAGCCAATGGAGTTACTTACCTGAACGGCTCAAAGGTTCTGACAAGTGGCTCTGCGCTTACTTTTAATGGCACAGCACTTATTAACAAACCGACTAGCGATGTAAACCCTGTAGTTGCAAGATTTGGTGTAATTAATAGTACCGCAACTGATGATGCATATTTAGACATTAGTGCTGATGCGGCTAACAATTTAATCACACTTGATTCAACAGGTAATAATGCAGGTTTACTCGCATTTAAACTTGGCGGCTCAGAACAAATGCGCCTAACCTCGACAGGTCTGGGTATTGGGACGAGTTCTCCGGCGGCAAAACTGGACGTAAATGGTCAAGCATATATTAGCGCAACCAGCAGCCAATACGCACTTGGCCTTCGTTACAACAACACTACAAATGGCACATTGCTTGGCTCTCCAGCGGCAAATGAATTTACTGTCAGTTCTTGGGGTGGAACTGAGTACCTGCGCCTAAATTCAACAGGGTTAGGTATTGGGACGAGTTCGCCTAGTGCTAAATTGCAAGTAGGCTGGACAAATGACCAACTTCGCTTTACCAATCCGTCTGGCGGTGTAAAACGAATTGGAGCGTCTTATACAGGCTATGTGTCTGGTAATGACTATGCGGCAATTGACCTTGGAACATCTGGTTCATCTGGCGGTAATCTTTTATTCAAAGTGACCCCAAGTGGCGGCTCTCTTACAACTGCCGCAACGCTTGATGAAGCAGGCAATCTAGGTCTTGGTGTTACACCGAGTGCTTGGGGTGTAAACACTCGTGCATTGCAAATGGGTGATTATGCGGCGTTGAATAGTGATACCGCCAATGGTGCTGCTAATTTATCCATGAACGCCTATTACAACGGGACAAACTGGATTTATCGCAATAGTTCTTGGCCTGCCTCGTATTACAGCCAGATAAACGGTCAACACCGATGGTTTAATGCCCCATCAAGTGGTGCAGGTGGTGCAGGTACTACTGCCACCTTTACCCAAGCAATGACGCTAGATGCGTCTGGGCATTTAAACATTGGCATTACTTCTGGTTCTTCAGATACTGTCTTGTACGCAAATGAATCTGCAAATGCAACAAGATATGTTGTGATGGCAAATGGAAATACTGGAAGTTCTGCCGCCGCTGTTTTTAATGCATCTGCTGGTTCTGGTGGTGATGGTCGTTTGTGGGCTTATGGCATAAACCACTCAACTCAAGCAAACAATGTTGCCCTGTATAACCACAATGGGTCTGGTTCATTGTTGCTTGGAACAGTCGGCACAGAACGAGCCAGAATTGACTCGTCAGGCAATTTTGTAGTTGGTTATACAGCGGCAGGTGCTTATGACACAAACAGTTTTAGTTATGCACCATCAAGCATTAAAGGTATTGACCTTAACCATGCTACTGGAACAACTACAGGAACAAACTACGCTAGGTTTAATTATGCTGGTTCAACAATTGGCTCAATCACCCAATCAGGTACATCAGCAGTTCTGTACAACGTCACATCTGACCAACGCCTGAAAGAAAACATCCAAGACGCAGATTCCGCATCTTCATTGATTGACTCTTTGCAAGTACGCAAGTTTGATTGGAAAGCAGACGGCTCACATCAACGATATGGCTTTGTTGCTCAAGAATTGGTAACTGTTGCCCCTGAAGCAGTACATCAGCCTGCTGATGACGAACAAATGATGGCTGTGGACTATTCCAAACTTGTACCAATGTTGGTCAAAGAAATCCAATCCCTGCGTCAGCGTGTCGCACAACTCGAAACAAACTGAAAGGTAAATTATGACAACATCTTATAACTGGTTAATTACCCAAACTGACTACGAAACCGCAACGGGTTTTATCACTACAGCACATTGGACTTGCCGTGCAGTAGATGGCGATAACATGGCTTCAATCTATTCAACTTGCTCATGGGCTTCTGGTACACCAACAATTCCCTATGCACAAGTCACTATGGCTGAAGTGCTTAATTGGATTTGGGCTAATGGTGTTGACAAACAAGCCACAGAAGATGCTTTGGCGGCTAACATTGCTTTGCAGAAGAATCCTGTTACTGCGACTGGTACGCCTTGGTAAAACAGGAAGCCACTACCTGAAATTAGTGGCATATTAGGAGAAACTCATGGGCGAGAAAAAAACAAACCCTGTGACAATCGATGGTGTTGAGTACATTTTTGAGGACATGACTGCTGAGCAACAAACCTTGCTCAACCATGTTATTGACTTGGAGAGAAAACTCAATTCTGCTAAATTCAATGTTGACCAACTTCAAGTAGGTCGTGACGCATTTTTCACGATGCTTAAAACTTCACTTGAATCCACACCAAAAGAGTAAATCATGGAAGACCAAGTAACCCATTCACAAATCTATTCTAGGCTTCTTGCAGTTGAGCAGAAGGTCGATAGCATAGATAAGAACACAAAAGGTCTTGTAGAGGCTATTCACGCCTTAGATGGGGCTTTTAAGGTTCTTGGGTGGGTTGCTTCTGCTGCTAAACCATTGCTATGGATTGGTGGCTTGATTATGGCGGCTGGTGCTGTTTGGCAGACTTGGGTGAAAAAATGATTGACTGGCTTGAAGCTGTTATTGCTGCTTCTTGCATAGTCTCTTTCATTATTTTCTGTAGTTATATCATTGTGTGGGCATTTCCATAATTTTATTGGCTGTATCTATTGAATACAGGTGTGTTAAGTGGGTGTGGGTTGGAGATGTTTACAACCGAAAGACCTACTGTATTGAATGGAAAAAGGTAGATAAAAAATGATAGACCCAATGAGCGCACTAGCTGGCATACAGTCAGCTATTTCGATGGTTAAGAAGGCTAGTAAAGTAGCCAACGATTTAGGTTCTCTTGCCCCGATGATTGGCAAGATGTTTGATGCTAAGAGCGTAGCGACTAAAGCTCTTATTGAATCAAAGCGTAACAAAGGCTCAAACATGGGGACTGCTCTCCAGATTGAGATGGCACTAGAACAAGCCAGAGCCTTTGAAGAAGAATTGAAGATGTTGTTCATGCAAACAGGCAAGATTGATGTTTGGAACAAGATTAAAGCTCGTCAGGCTGAAATGGATTTGGCTGATGCCAAAGAGATGAAAGCTTTGAAAGATGAGGAAAAAAAACAGAAGCAAAAGGAACAAGAGCAACTCGAATGGGCGTTACTAATTGGCGGGATAGGACTCGTAATTCTTCTGGTTGGTATCGGCATAAATGAGCTAATGGACTTCTGCCATACGACTCGCAGATGTGGCAGATGAATGAATACCAAAAGCAATTTAACCTGTTCTGCAAAGTCTTTTGCTATGGTTGTGCTGCTTGGTGGTTTATTGGGTTCTTGAGATTCCTGCCTAATGATTTATCAGACAGGATTGTTAAACTTTTATTGGGGAAGATTGGGTTATGAGAATCACAACTTACCAACAAAACGCACAGATGCTTTGGGATGCTCAAAGAGTAATCCATCAACAAAATATGCAGCGTTTGGCAGAATTGAATCGTCAAGCAGAACAGCAAAAGAAAGCTTATGAGATTAAAACTCAATGGGCTAAATCTGTGGACGTAATAGTATGAAGTATCTACTGCTGATAATTCTGCTGACTGGCTGCAAAGATGTTTACCGCTACAAGTGTCAAGACCCTGACCAGTTTACT